TTTCAACAAAGGGGGAAAAGGGGGGTGCTAACACCCCCCAATTCCATTTATATTGCGCACAATATATTAATCATTAATTAGTTCAAAACAACATTCAAAGGCTTTCTAAATCCTTTTGCATTTGTAATTCTAACGCTTTCATAGCATCCATGTATTGTGCTTTTAACATAGCCTTTTTATCGGCTTTTGTCAAATGTAGGTTTGATAATAGGGTTATCATGTCGTTCATGTCTTTGTGCAATTTAGCATCAACACCTTTTGAAATGTCGAAACATTTGTAGGTATTGCAAAGTTCACGGTGTAGTTCCATTTGTGCGTTCATCATAGCGATATAGGCGTTAGTAGTTTGTTTGTTAGGTTTTGTAGTGTCGTTTTTTAGTGATGTTGATTTGTTGTTGATGTAGGCGTTTTGAATACCGTTCATGTTGTCACGCATACGCATTCTATGAATTTGGGCGTCGGTCTTTGAATTAACTTTTTTGTTCATTGTGTATAACCCCCTACTACTATGGCCAATGCAAATGCACCAAAGGCACACCAACAAATCGAAACCGTGTAGTCGATAGGTTTCACCATGTTATCGCATAGTCGTTTAGGTTATAAAGGGCGTGGTTGATGCACGATAGATGCACCATTGGGTAGGGTATATATACTATGACTAAACGGATGCCAAAAACGGACACGGCCTAACAAGTTGCATCGCCCACCACCCCTCGAAATTTTTCTTGAATTTTTAGTAAAGGGGGGTTTATAAAAGCATTTTAACCTCTTTTCTAAATAACTACAACACCTATGACTAACCATGCTCCAATGCTCGATATGTGGCTACAAGGGAGAAAGATGGCTTGTTCATAATGCTATGTTCGAGTTAGAGGTGGCAGCACTATACTACGAGTTCCAATGCCCCGAATGCGATTCATTAGATATAGAGATTCTAATTTCCAAAAATGATGAATCTTCCGCTCCCAGATGACTTGGAATTACCCCATGTTGTATTATTAGCGGTATGGGTAGCCATTGGTAGTGCGTTAGAATCACTATGCGTCATTTGGTCTATTGCATGTGCGAAAGCCATAACTGTATCGTTATGCCTCCCAACATCAACAATGTTCCCACTTTTCCAAACATGGGTATCTAACTCCTCTAATAAGGTATTTACTATGCGCCTAGTTTCATCATCACCGTAAGGGAACACTACCTTTTTTTGTTCAAACCAAACACGAAGGCGATTCATCAATGCTTGTTTTAAAGAAAGATTAGATACCTTGCTTTGGCGATAATCCACCGTTATTCCTTTTTGTATTAATAATGATTCATAGAGTCGTTGGAAACCTACATCTTCCGCCGAAATAGGGGCGGTGAAAGTTTTTGACCATTGACCTAGCATATCGGCTTGTTTATCAGGTGCGAAGTCATTCCTACGCCACATATTGACAAAGTGAACATATCCCTCCGAATCTTGTCTAAGTACTACCATAACTGAATAATCTTTACCTAGTCCGTGAGATGGGTCAAAACCAATCATGTATTTACCTGGAACTTTATTATCCCACTCGATAACGGCATTGGTATTCATATTAGCACGAGTATGTTCACGCTTGAATGCTTGGGCTTCATCATCAACCACTTTACATAGATATTCTTGCGTAAATGCTAAATCGCCAATTGCCTGTCTTTGTTCTAACAAAAAGTCTATCGGTCTTTGTTCTTCCCATAAAGCAATAGGCTTTACCGTTGGGTCGGCTTTATGTTCTTCCCAATTGGGAATTGCTGATGTAGTGGTGGTTATCCACACATCATTTGATAACATTTCCGTATGGTATAGGTCTGTCATAGCCATAGGTGTTCCAACAACGAAGATTGAGGTTCCTGGTGAAAGCATAGGTGTTATTTTCTTTCTAAACCAATTTTGTAGGTTGCTTGGGGATTGGTCTCCCATGTCATCTAATACATCGTCAAATACAATACGGGCTGGGTGTTCTCCACGAATGGCTGCACCTACACCGGTTGCTCTAATCCATGAACCATTAGTAAAGTGAATAGAATGTTTTGTTCCTCGCTTTGGGTCTATTAGATTTCTAAGTTGCGGGTGTCGTCGCATATCTTCCCTAATTTCCTCTAACCTACGATTAGCAAGGTCTTTGCTTGCACTAAACAACCAAGTAGTAAAGGGTTTATCACGCCACCTTTCAAATAAGCAAGACCATAATACCGCTACCCTTAGCGTAGTGGACTTCGAGTGGTCTCGGGGGGCAATAATACAAACACGGTGAACATTTGCTTCACCACGATTAGAATACATATCCATCCACTCCTCGATATGGTCTCCCCACGAATAACCTAACCATTCATAAAAATACTTTGGGTCTCGAGCACTACGCTTTAGGGATAATGTTTGTGTTGCACTCATATACTATCACCATACCTAATTACCCGCATTGTTCCACAATAAACCATGCGTTTTTCTTCTTTAGACCATTTTTTACACGATGTATAACGACAATACTTTTCACAACCACACTCGTTACATTTACGGTGCTTATAAAATAATACTCCCTTAGTTACCATGATGCCTCACCGGACTAAATAAACTTCCTATTAAACCTAATTCTTTATCTATAATGTGAGCAGCCAACCCAGCCTTTGCGGTTGTATATCCGGCTCGGTAGTGGTATCGGTCATGTCCGGCTAGTGAAGGCAATTGAATTACTAACCCACCTTCTAACTCATACAATACTTGGTGGTGTAAATGACCGGTGAACCATATATGATTTTCGGTTTGACCCCATAATACCCTTTGTTCTTTTGACATTAGCGTTGGTAGTTTTGCCTTTTTTATAGTATCACCATGATTAAAACCTAATAGTGTATTACCATAGGTGGTATAATGTCTAATTTGTGGATTTAGATTTATGCTAACATCATTGACTCCTTCGTATGCTGCCGATAAATACAACATCAAAGCCAATGTGCTATGTCTATCGTGATTACCAGCCATAAAGACAACCTCCACAGGTGCTACCTGTCGTAAAAGGTCTATATGTTCTCGTGCTAATTGACAACCACTAATTAATATCTCAGCAGGCGAACCGCACATATCTTGCGGTGTACCACGAGTTGTTTGCCCTAAGTCATTATCAACATGAAACCAGTCGCTACCGGAAGCCAAAATTATTTTATCTGGTTGTGCGGGTAGCCACGAGATTATTTCTTGTGTCCTATCCATCAACCTACTCTTTGCTTCTTTGAAATTATATGACTCGCCTACCTCATCAACCCAACCATATTTACCCCAATGAAAGTCAGTTGGCGACATAACTACCGCAAAAGGGGATTTACTTTCCGGTATTCGGAGTTTAGGAACGCTTTTTGGTGCTTTTGTTAGTCCACTCAACATTCCTTTATAAGTATCTTCAAAGTGAAACCACTTTTCAGCTGCCTCTTGTATATCCTTCCACTTTCTTTTTTCATACTTTTTATGTATTTCTCTACGGTTTCTAAGAACAAGGTCTTCGACAAGTTCATCATTGTTGCTTTCCATTACTTCTTCATCTGTATATGGCAACATATCGTGAGTCCAACCATGCTTTCGACGGTATTCATCAAACCAAAGACGGGGAAAGTTAAATTCTCGTGCGATTTGGTTTAGTGTTGCTCCCTTGCTTGTCATATTAGAGTATGATGATTTCATGGCTCGGTGCATATCGCCGGATATTACTAGGTTTTCACCCGCACATTTTATAAAAGTAATGTATGTATCTGTTTCTTTGTTGTAGTGATATGGTGCTTTGTCATATTCTATTGGCGAATTTTCTTTTTGTACTTCACCATCGACATATTTTAGATAGCGATATAGTAGTGCCTCCCAACCTTTGTGCGACCTATGGGGATATATTCGATGCAATTCTTCCGTTAATTTAGTTTTCATTCCATTTACGGACATTGGATAGTCGCCAATCAATTCCTCTATTTTATCATAGTCGTCGTGTCGTTCCATTATCTGTCCGTTATAACACACCCACTATAAACATATCCTGATTTCTTTTTATTCTTTTGACCCAACGACAAAAAAATAAATATGTTTCAGTCATCGTTTTTTTAAAATTCTTTATTAATGCGTATAGTATATAGAAAGTTATTATTACAGTACTTATTACAGTATTATTATTCCTAACCCTATAAGAAGAAAAAATAAAAAATAACCAATACCTTCGCAGCATAGCGTTTAATTTATTTGTATATATACAAAAGAATTAATCCAATTCATTCAAATAGACGATGGCATATTTGAACATCATGGCGAAGGAGTCCAGACTGCGCAGGTTGTTTAGGAGAAAGCCAGTGATTGCCACTGAAGTGCCGACTGGTATAGGTGGTAGGAAAGCATCACCAACGGAGGTTTTTGGTGGTCTATCCGATGTATTAAAACAAACTGATGATTTGGGGCGTTCATCACGCTCCCGTTCACAATACGACAATTATGACCAAACATTTGACCTATTCGATAGTATGGTTAGATTAGACCCCGAATTAAACGGTGCTGTGCGTTCTGTTTCATTAACTGCTAATAACTACCACATAGACTATAAAATGGCTAAGAATAGCCGTATTCGTAACGCTATCAAAAAACTAATCCACGATTTAGACTTTGACGATATTCTAATATCGGCTTTGCGTAATTTAATGGTATATGGTAATGACATAAACAAATTGGTAGGAAAAGCGGGTATTGGTATTACCGGCATACAATCCCTACCAGCAAAACAGATAACAATAATGGACAGACGAGTTGATATTAGAGAATTATCATCATCGGGATATACCGGACACATAACCGAAGATAATCCCGTCATGAGTGGTGAATACTATTTGTTCCGTGAAAACAAGGTTGATACACAGGTATTTTCAAAAGACGAAATACTACACATAAAAATTGACTATCGTTCCAATTGGTTTAGGGATAGATTAGGTCGCTGGACATACGGAATATGGGGAGCATCCCGATTTACCGCACTAAAACAACCTATTCGTGCAAAATACAATAGCATCAACAATAGGGTAGCATTAGAGGATAGCCTAACTAAACAATTTATTAGTATTGATATGAAAGCGGTTGAACATATACAAGACCCAGCCGAACAAAAAGAAAGATTACAGACAATAATGAATGATGTTGCCAAATTATTAGAAACACTTGAGGGCGACCAAATACCAATCTTGCCGGACTATATCAAGATAAACCATGTTGATTTACAAAACGCTATCCCCGACTCATCATCGTTTTTAGACTCGGTTAATGCGGATATTGCAGCTGTATTAAATGTTCCTCGTGTTGCTTCCGGCCAAGAAAAAGGTTCAACCTTTGCAGCAACCTACAATGCAAATGTATGGGCGGTATCAGCAATCACAAGACTACAAGGTATATTAGCAGAATCAGTGCATAAGTTATTTGGCAAGCATTTAGAACTAATGGGAATACCACATAAACACGATGATTTACCAATACTAAAATTCCAACCAATAGACGAAGAAACACCACTAAATAGAATGCGTAGGGCAGTTCAAGGATTTGATAGCGGAATACTATCGTTAGAACAATCCCTAAACATTGTTGGTTTATTGGATGATAAAAAACCAAGAAAAGAATCTAAAAAAACTGAGCAAGGAACTATGCCTCGTGAAAAATCATTTGAGAACGAATCTAAACCAAATGACAAATAAGTTAAAACAAGCAGACATATACAGAAACAAATATAGGTGGCTAACATGGGAAAGAACGGCAACAGTTTTAACGACAAAATGGTTTCAAGTACTGTGAAACCCGCAATTTATCTTTGGTTGATGGCTTGTGCAGCAGTAGTAGGTATGGGTATTTGGAAACCCGATGTAGTTTTACAAAATCTCGACGGGTTCATAGCACTTATCGCAATCATAGGTGGCGTTGCTGGTCCAGCTCTTTCAACAGTATTAAGAATGTGGGAATCCGAGCAAACACAAGAAGTTGATAACATACCAATTGGGTTAAAGCACGAGCGAGAACTTAAATCCGCTATGGATGAGCATAGTATTGAATTAGAAAAGGTTGCTCAGAAACACGCAAATGAAATCAAAAAGTCTGCGCAAGTACATGAGCAAGAAATGGAAAAAATTAAACTTAATATAACAACAGAACTAAAACCAATTGTCAAAAAGAAGTGATTTAAATGAGTAAAGATAAAACGGTAGAGGCTTTGCAGTACGGCAAACCAGGTAAGAATGACCCACGAAAAACACCCGCTAAACCAAGCGAGCGTCGTAAAGGTTCAAAGAAAAACAAACCAGGCTCGGCAAAGAAACCCAACAAATCAATTAGCATGAGCAAAGAAACCGAATCAAAAATTCGTGGAATGATGACTGAACACAATAAAAAAGGCAAAGGTAGCAAAGCCTCTATGGGGGCATTGAAATCTGTCTTTCGTAGGGGTGCTGGTGCTTTCAGCACAAGTCACGCTCCTAATATGTCAAGAAGCGGTTGGGGTGTTGCACGAGTCAAAGCCTTCCTTTACCTCCTGCGAAACGGCAGACCTTCCAATCCAAATTACAAGCAAGACAACGACCTATTGCCCTCATCCCATCCCCGAGCCTCCGAACAAGCCGTTGAAGATGAAAGACAACTCAGTATTATCGCAAGCATGGAAACCCTCGAAGCAGCAAAATACGGTGGAAAAACAGTTACTATCAACAAGCCTTTCCGAACTCCAGGAGAAAGAAAGAAGTTTGGTGTCTATGTAAAAAACCCAGCCGGT